CCCCGGGAGTCAAACTTCTTAACTCCTTTTTGTACTTCTTAATCATTACAGTGATTTGATCTTCAGGCTCTTGCCTCATAATCATTTCCATGATATGTTTCAATCTTGGTCTAACAGCCTGAGCACTATCTGATCTAATAATTTCAAGACCTGTTACAGAAATTTCATCACATGGTGTTCCTTCTTCATTGACTTTCCAATATGCGTATTTCTTTTTCTTTACAAATAATGCTGTTCGTGCAATGATCTCTTGCTTAAATTCTATTTTAAAATCTTTTACTTGTGAGTTGAAATCCATCAACTGGGTTTCTTCATAAGTCCTCATGTTAACATAAGGTTCAATTTCATTTTTGGAAAAGTTAATTATTGTTTCAATCTTCTCTTCACTTGGCCTACCTTCCCATTCCGGATCAACCCTTGAAAAGTAATCTCCAAGTCTAACAAATAGTGAATCAGTGTCAATATAAGCAATCATATCAGATGGTAATCCTTCAATTTTTAGGTCCGAAAAATACTCATTAACAAATCTTTGACCCTGTTTAATCGTGTGTCTACCACATGAAGTAATTGCTTCAGCTATATTCGTATTAAAATATCTTGAATAAGGAACTGCAAGGATTCCAAATACAGCATTTAACCAAATTTTCAAAGCCCATTGAAGTGAGAATAACTCTTGAGCCTTTTCTAACAACCTATCTTTTTTTTCTCCATCCGGCATCTTTGATGCTTCGTCTCTCATTTTCCTCATTCGACCTTTGACTTCTTTTCTCTTGAAGAAAACATTTCTTTCAACTTCCGCAATGACTCCTGTTTCTGTTGTTGTGAATATTGATCCACATGGTGCAATTGCTAGAAGTCCTTTTTTGACAGCCATATTAAATTTATCTAATTTCAAACCATCAAAAGATACAATTCCCTTGTCTTCCTTAAACATATCGAATTTTGGAAACTCTCTATTTTTAGTATAATAAATAACATCTTGTTCCCTTATGCCAAGTATTCTACCATAATAAGTTTCACTACTCATGTTTAGAGTTATCATATTCGATGGATAAGATGAAGTAATATCAATATCAATTATCCAGGAATGAAGTCCTGCATGTGGCTCTTTAACAAAAGCGGCTTCGAATGTTTCCTGAGAACCACCAGCGAAATGAGGGGCACACAAATTATTTCTCCTGTAGTGAGTCAACAACGCTCCCTCAATTAGCTGAGTCATAGCATTATAATATTTCGCCGGGGCTTTCGATAGTAATGATAGAGCTTGAATAAGTTTTAAATATCCTAACTTATCCTCTAAATCATTTACTCTAATACAGTCAATTGCATTGTATTCAGTAAATGAATCCCAATCGTTTACATACCAGTCAATAAAACTACTAAATTTGTTTTGAAGTTTACCTACGCCAAGTTCGGTTTCAGAAACATATTGAAGAGTATAGTTTTCAAGATTCTTTGGAGTATACCATCTATATACATTGTAGTAATCGAGAATACATACACCTGCAATGTCTATGTTTATCTCTTCACTGTGTTTTTGTTTCCATGTTTTAACTACACCAATCGGTGACATTAAGTTGTGTGGTGATGCTTGTCCAAATAAATTCTTAGACCTATTGATAAGATATGGTAAATCAAAATTCCATATATTCCAACCACTTAGAATATCACATGGATATTTGTTCATGTAAGTGAACAACTTACGAAGCAAATCTTTTTCACTTTCACAATACACAAATATCATATTTTTCATATTACCCGTGTAATGTTTTGTACCAAATGTAATAGTTTTATGATTCTTATTGTTTCTTAATGAGGCAAGTACTATTGGATCTTTTGGATCGAGTGTATCAGGGAATCCCTTTTCTGGTATTACTTCAATATCAATATAATATACAGTCAAGTTTGGCACTGGCATTTCATCATCTGAAATATCATAGTACCTTTCAGCCAAAAACTGTATATCTGGTCTTACTCTATTTTCATATACATCCGAACTTTCTTTTTGAAATCTATAGTACTCAAAGTAATTATAAAATTCTTTCTTGATTACTGGTGCACCATCTATTGTAAGAGCTTCCTTAGGTCGTCCTCTAGCCGGTACATATACATAGGGAACCCAATTTATCTTTGTATATAAATCCTTACCATCCAATTGTTCCCATAAATGAATAGTGGAATTTCTTGTGTCATAATAGCTATTTTTAAAAATTTTCCTTTCCCCCTACGAGTAATTAACTCTTAAATCTCTAAACTTTTCAACACTGTTTCTTAACATTACTTCACCTGACTTACCTTGGTAAATACAATATGCTGGATGTACACTATAAACAACATATATATCATGTATATTATTAGTTTCTATCCATCCATTGTATTTCACTATACCAACATAAGAACCATTTAAAGAACCTCGGGCATAGTTTCCAAAAGCAATCATTTTTTCTGGGATAATTACTCTTATATATTTTCTTACCCATTTCTTACATGATTCTATATGTTCTACTTTTGGTTTTCCATTTGCACCACCATCTACTGGTCTGCAATTAACTGAATTTATTATTAAAAATTGATCTTTTCTTAATCCAGCTTTTGCCATGGTGTTTCCAAGTATTTCTCCAGCCTTTCCTACGAATGGCTCATTTTGTTCTACTTCATCTTTGCCGGGTGCTTCTCCTAAAGCAGCCAATGTGGACATAGGTGTCCAGTATGGTTTTACACGACCACCTGTATGCAGTTCACAGTCAGTACACTGGCCTATCATTGTATCCAATAATTCCAGCATCCTTATTTGTTTATTGCTTAGAAGTTCCACCTGTCGAACCGAATCCTCCTTCCCCTCTTACAGTATCACTTAACTCATCCACTTCTTCAACAACACACCTGACTATAGGACTTACTATTCCTTGTGCTATTCTAATTCCTTTATGAATAACAAATTCCCTATTTGAATTGTTAACTATTGGTATTAATATTTGACCACGATAATCTTGATCTATGGTGCCTATTCCTATAGCAATATAGTTTGGAAATATTTTTGATAATCCACTTCTTTGTCTTATTGTGAGTTCTGTATTTGTAGGTATTTGGACAGCTAGTCCTGTGGATACTATACCAGTTCCGTGTGGTTTCAATGTGAATGAAATTGTTGTGAAAATATCAAACCCAACTGATCCTTCGGTCATATACTGTGGTATGATTGCATCGTCACTTAACTTCTTGAATTTAATTGTGTTAAACTCATCACCTCTTGGTATCTTACAAATACAACAGTACTCATAATTGTTGAATGACTTATTAAACTGAGTACTTTTCCAATCATGTTTAGTGCACTTCATCTTTGTAAAACTCCTTATAAACAAGTTCTTTTAATTCTTGAGTGTCTTTTTGTAATTTTAACAATCTTTGGACAAATTCTGGACTTTGTTCGCCATCTTCTAATAATTCAACAAGTTCTGGTTCCATATCCCATATCATTTCACCAATGTTTCCAAAAATCTCTCTTGGATCAGTATCACTCATTTTTACCTCCAAATGCTCCGACAATATCCTTTAAGGCACCCAATGGGAACAGAAAGAATTTTGTTAAAAAGAACCCAATTATTCCTGTTGCTTTTTTCTCAGGTGTGTTAATGGTTTTCAGTATGGCGTAAATCAATGCTACGATAAAATATAATTTTAACATTGCTATCTCCTTCTCCTTCCTGTATTTGCTTCCTCTCTGTGATTTGGTGGTGGTACTAGTTCTCTATCATCACCGGATGCCTGAGCATCTTGTGACCACATTTCTAATTCAGTTGAGTCATACATCCTAAGACTTCTTGCGTCATAATAAAGTCTGTCTATTTCTCCCACTCTACCACCCAATCTATTCTTAACTAACTTATAAAGAATTTCATTCGCATAAGTCATTGCATCATCATCCGTTCCTAAGATTGCCATGAAATCTGCTGTGGCTGGAAGCCCTAAACTTTCTGCAATATAAGTGAAGTCAAGTTCCTCAAACCCCACAAATGAACCTTCTCTGTTTAACTGACTTACTGAAACAACCGGAACCTCAAACGCAAACGATAGTGCTCTCAATTCCTCAGCAATTCTCTTTACTGCTGAATACATATTTCTTTCAACTTGATACGCTGTTTTCATCAAGTTGATATAGTCAACATAAATTATTGATGGTTTGATCCCTCTTATCAATAACTCACGAAGATAGATTGTGAACTCTAATACAGAAGCATTACCAGTTGGGAATTGTTTTATGAATAATGATCCCCTATCCTCTAATGCTTTTACTTCTGCTAGTTTTCTTGCTAATCTATTTCTATCACCATTTGAAGTATATATTCTGTTTATATCAAGTCCGGTGTATATCGAGTCAAACCTCTGTGCAAAAGCATCTTGTGACATTTCTAAAGTCATAACGACTACATTATGACCATGAAGTACTTGTCGAGCAGCAAAGTTTGCCATGGTATTCGATTTGAATCCATGAATCCTGGCTGTCAATACTGACAAAGTAAATGATGGAAACCCACCATTTATATACTCATCGAACTGTGGATAATAGGTTGGTATTCTAATATCAGAAGCCGTAAAAATTCTTCTTAACCTATCACCAAGATCACCAAAGTAGTCAAGACCTAAGTCAATTCTAATATCTTTGGTTAAAGCAGTTTCTATTTTCTCCCTTATTTCCGGACGTCTTTCTGTATCTTCTACAATCTCAACTGATTCTAAAATAGCATTTTTAACTGCTTGCTCTTTCAAGTAGTTATTTGTCTGGTCAATTAAGTGCTCATAGTTTCTTGCTATATCATAATCAATTGTATCAATTTCATCAAAAATTTCTCTTATGTCTGTCTGTTCAAAATCATCTGGTAAAGAGTTAATAATTGCATCTCTTTGTGGGATTTCACTGTACTCATTTACATAATCCCTACAAAATTTAAAAATATGACTTACTGATGTATCGTCAAAATAATTTGGCTCAAAAGTACTTGTTATAAGGACAAGAAAATTCTTGTCAGTCATTAACCCTTTAATGATTAACTTTTCCAGAAAATCACTAT